ATTGAATCCCTGGTCTTATTCGGCTGCTGCGTCGACCCAGGAGACTTCAAGGTCCCAGCAGCCCACTCCTTTGAAGGTCTCAGAGCAAGCCTCAAGTCTCAAGATGCCCCATCCCCAAGTGGTGCCGCCCTGGAGAGTAGCCCAACCTCAAGCACAAGCTCAAGCGCTTGGGGAGACGTCGATCCGGAGGATGACTCCCTACCACCATTTGAGCGCAGGCCTGTCCCAACCCCGTTGGAGGCCGCTGTCTTACCGGAATCCGCCTTGCTGCCCGTTGAAGCGCAGGAGGCCACTACGACGGAGACCGCGGCACCTGCCCTTGACCCCGAAACACCCTTGGAAACGGAGATGGTGTCGGTTGCGACCGAAGCAAAAGGGCGTGAAGAGAGACCTGAGTGTAGCCCGATCGAGGTCTCAGTGATTGCCAACCCGCGGGTCCGGGGTAGACCCATCGGTAAAAAGCCAGGGGGCAGTCCGGAACCGGCAGCCAACAGGACCCAGAGGTCGAGCGACGGGGCTGCGACTGCAGTCCCGAGTGCAGCCCCAGCCAAGCCACCACGCGCCAAACCGGACAGGCAAGTAATCAAGGTGGGGCATGGCCATCGTGCAGCCGAGAAGATCACCCGAAGTGAGGCGGACCAGACGACATTGCCCGATCCAGGCGAAGGTTACACGAGCGCTGACATAGCCAAGATTATCAAGAGGGAGCCTCCAGAGTCATTTGCCGCAGCCCCAAGGGAGAAGCCCCAGGTTCAGACGAGGCATAAGCGTAGTCTGAGTGATGACAATCACCGCGTAGTCCTGAAACCCAACCCCGCGCCGACAATTACAGTTTACTCACGACCAAACCGGCAGAACGCCCCTGTCGCCCTCGCGACAGGCCCAGTGGGGGAAGTGATGCGGGCGGCAGCCAATGCCCCAGGCCCAGTAATAGTAGATCCTGACACGTGGACCACTATCGTTGATTGGCTGGGACTCGACTTGGCTCGATCGGAAGCCGCGTACGCGCTCTTGCTAATTTCATTGTTGGTTTTTGTCGTCCAATTAATGGCTGGGGACTTACGGGCCATTGGGTTGACTGCTACAGTCGTGTTTGGGCTGGTGGCAGCCCTCTGGGAGAGTGGTTATGCTACCCAAGCTTTCTGGACACTCCGTGAGAACTACCTTGGCAACCGCGGTAGCGGACTCATGGCTGGTGATGCTGCCATCAACGAGGCTACAATAGTAAACGATGTTACCTCACGCTGCGCCGGTCTGGACGACAGCAGATATAATACCGACACGGTTCTTCGAATACAGACGGAAGTAGCAAGGAAGTACAACGTTGATGTCCTCTGGGTGAACCAGATAACGCACGGCCCTATACGGGAGACACGGCAGAGATTACGCGGGGTGGATTGGGATTGGCAGCGTGTCGTCACATCCACCGCTGGGGTCGCGTTTATCACAGGACTCATCCAAGTGCGTGATGTTGTAGCTGCAGGCTTGGCAGCCATACAGTTCGGTGTGAGCTCAACTCTCATCAGGTTGGCCAGCATGGGGCCCGGTTGGTACACGGATACGGGCGCGTATGCTTGTGTCACCCCACAATGCATCAAGGAGAGGGATGGGATTACCATTGAAGAGGCCGTACGAATATACAACGAGTTTGTGAGCCGCTTATCCGATATCCCACCCAACACGGTAGGCATGGAGTACTGGGTTCTTGGGGTAGTGTTTATTACCTGCGTATTAGCCCCGCTCGTTGAGGAGACCACAAAACATCTGGCCGTGTACCAGATGGGCGGACTAGTCGGGATTATCTACTGTTATGTGGCTGCTATGGGTGATGGCGGTAACGTGAACATCCAATTTGTTGTGCACCTCCTTCTAACTTTCTACCTTCCCAGAGTGTTCCGCCAAGAAGCAGGTACGATCAAAGGCTGGGTCGTGAGTGTCTTGGGACACAGCCTATACAACGCCGCCGTCGTCCGCACGATGAGCTCTTTCCAGGTATTTCAGTTTTGCCTCTCAATGCCCCTAGCTAGGGACTTCATACAGCTAGCTTCGAGAGTTCTAGGTGTCCCGATAACCGACCCCTACGCAGTCTTACAGGAGATGCACGATGCTAGGTCGGGTTTCTCAGACACAGTGCGTGATTATGCTAATGGCCCACAGAACCTACTCCCAGGGGGACGAGCCACAGGACTGGAGGGCGCTTATGATAGGCTGGTCAGTGATACCGAAGCACGCCCCGTTTTCGCCTTTTCAGGTGTCATCGCCATAGCTACTCTCCTTGGTTGTTCACTGGCTTACTGGGTGTTCCAACGCCGCCGGCGTGGTCGCAGGGGTTTGACTAGCAAAACCGCCGCGCCAGTAGAACAAACAATGAGCCATGTTATGACGCACGGAGTGAGTACACAACTGGGGAGCACGAGTGGTTCGATATGTACGGCCTGGTTACCCCTCCAAGGCATCAGACCCGGGGCTAAACTGAATGTGTGCAGGGCTCTAGGCCCGATTGCTAGGGCTGACACGCGTAGGTGCTGTTCTCCAGGCTACTATGTGGCTGGTCCCGTAATGAGTAGATATGCCGTAACGTGTTATGCCGGATGCACCCACAACATACTGAGAGCCATGACCAGCCGTATGGCAGGGATTCCCAAAGCTTATAGGGACGAAGCAGATTACGAGACCAATTACCTGGATCGGGAGGAGCGGGTGGTCACCATTTGGTCACGGGCAAGGGCATGGCTAGTAATGAACATGGGTAGACCAGGGCCATTTGTGAGGAGTCGTAAAGACGCCCCGACTCCTTCTGAGTGGGTCCTTAGGTTCCCAGAGCACAAACGTGAACCTATACTCCATGATTATTCAATCCGCTTAGGCTCAGACATTTATGATTCATTCGTGAAGAAGGAGAAGTCAATAATTCCCACCACACTGGCAAATGTCGACTCACACCCAGACGAGATATGGATAGGTAACAGACCAATCAACACCGCGCGAAAGTTAGATCCAAGAGGAATATCAGTCCCCTCAGTCACCGCACGCGCGACGCACGGTCCCATATGTTCGGCCATAAATAATATGCTATGTGAGGGGTTCAACTCACAAGTCATGTATGCTCCGGGGTTGTCAAGAACCCAGCTGACTGACTGGTTCATCTGGGCCCACGACCAACTGTCCACAGGCGCTCTGCCCTGGTGCATGATAATCCAAGGTGATGATACGTGCATCTTTTACGCCAATATGACTTTTGCTAGCTCCGACATAAGCAGGTTCGATCAGAGCATAACGGTCAACATGCAAATCCAGACCAAGCTCACCCAGAGGACACTCCTAGCCATCTCAAGGAGGTACTTTAGTGACGAGGAGTGGGAGAGCTTTGCGAGCCGGCACCGCGTCGAGAAGAAAGTCGGTAACAACAGGCATAGGCAGACAGAACAGATAACCTACAAGGCGCAAGGACACAAGCTCGAGGTCGAGGGCACTCAAGCCTCCGGTGCTAGCGACACCATCAGCAACAATTCAATGAATGTGTTTCCTGCTGCCCTATGGTCACTTGAGAACGATACCGATCTTGATGAAACATTTAAGTCTGTTGGCTTACTGGCAGGCACACACCGCGGTCAGTTCTACCTAGGCAACCTCGATATAGAATTCCTGCAATTACGTATATACAAGTGCACCGGCGAACGAGATTATATGGTGGGTAGCCGCATAGGTCGGGTCCTATTCCGATCGTTCTGGTGCGACACAAAACTTAACGAGAGGAAACTCAAGTGCTATGCCCACGGTGTCGCAAAGGGTCTGCTATGCGACAACAGGCACGTTCCTTGCATAAACGACATATGCACGAGAGTCATCCGCCTGTGTGAGGATGAGGGGTTGCCTGAGTACAAATCCAAAGAACAAGTTGCGAGGGATTCCGTATCAGAATTTCAAGCTGAAGATAAAGATCAGGCCTACATCCAGGAGCACGATGATACGGAAGGAGATGTGGCGATGCAGTTGGGTGTGGAGTTGATTGATTTGCAGAGATATAGGATATATCTGAGAAGTTGGGCTTGGGGGCATCCATTGGACCCCCCAGAGCACCAACTAGTGGTGGACGCATTGTACAGATTAGACTGTATGTGACTACCACATGCCCCGGTTATGGGTAATATGTCTCAATATAACCGTAATAATAGAAGTAAGGGTGAATCATCCAATTCTCAAGCAAAACAAACACAACAAAAGGGCAACAACAGACCAAAGAAGCCCAGACGTGCTCAAGGGGCCCTCCTCTCCAGCATGGTCGCGGAGGCATCATCATCGAAACCTAGGGCTCAGATGCGATCTCGAGTGGTTGAAAGATACGCGCCTCTAGCTCGACAAATCTTATCACCCGCCACGTGCCCAGCTAAGATCGAACCCACCCCAAACTCTTGCTCCCGGCAAGTGTGCCCTAGGCGGTACGTTCGCGTCATCGACTATGAGCCACCAGCATCCGGACATTTCTCAGTTTACATGTCCCCTGACCTATACGTCCCTGGTCTAATAACGGACGGTAACGTCAGAGTGATCCCTCCGGTCGCAGGACCGCTATCCCTCGACGCTAGGTACGTCGCCGTCGACAATCTAGGTGATCTAGTGACTATGGAAGGTAAGTTCTACGTCCCTTCCAGCCCCGACGATATTGTCTTGGCTAAAACGGAACCCATCACTGATGGTGCGGGTGTCACCGTCAAAGGTTTCAACTTTGTGACCGCGACCGACACCCAGATTACGATAAACAATTTCACCTCAAGTGCCTTAGTCATCCAGCTTTGGCGGATACCGACAGCTACTGGTCTGTGGACAGCGGCCAACACTTATCACATCAATAAGCACTCAGCCATCCAGGTTTCCTCAGCGGTACTCTGTGACGCGTATGCTCTTAGGTTTCCTATAGGAGGGCTCGTGGCTGTGGGCAGCGTCACTATGTCTCTAACCTCAGACATTGCCCAACACACTTCCGCTGCCGGTCTGTCGTTTTCTCCAGCGTTCTCTAAGAAAATAAGCGAGATTGACATAACCGACGGCCGCGTCATTACGATGTCGATGAAGATCACCAATACCTCTAACGCTCTTTCACGAGGTGGTAACATATCTATTGGCCGAGTCCCTTCGACTTTCAACCCATTCACAGGCATATCTCAGAACATGAGTCGGTTGCCAGCCAATCGCAGGTACCAAGACGCCGCAGAAACAGGCGGGTACGCTTTCTGGCTGCCAGAACAAGGGGATGAGTGGGAATTCGACAGTATCGAGAAGAAGAAGGTGGCCTATTCCGACGCTAACTATTTGCTCGCCCACGTTAGCGGTTTACCTGCAGGGTCATCATTCAGAATTACCTTCTCCTGGATCGTTGAGTTCTACACAGAGAGTGAGAACTTTCCGAAAGTTGACTGCCCCATAGCATCGCCCCAGTGGCTGGAAGTACAAAAGCTGCTAATGATGATGGATGCTAGTTGCTGCAATCCTGAGTCAGCGAACATATTTAGGAGATTCATGGACAGCGGTGTTAGAAGTCTCAAGGGTCTCAAGGACCATTACTACGACAATGAGCAGACCTACAAGCAGGTGCTCGAACTGGCCAAATATTTGGCAGGCGTCGCCTTCTAAGGCGCCTTCTACTAATGGCAAAATAACCAGCAAACAATGAACACTGAAACAGTGGG